GAAATAATTATGATATTTGATATGTTTAGAGACCAAAATATAATGGCTGAGGACGGAACTATTGATAAAGCTGTTGAGATAGCTACTGATGCTGCAAATAATAAAAAAGATACCTATCATGGAACAGGTAAGAGAAATGCAGATTACGATAATGTTTGCTTAAAATGTGTTAGGAATATATTTGGAGAAGCAAATATTCCTTTTCCTTCAACTAATTCTGTTGTAACTTTTATGGATGCAATGGCAGGAGTTCCTGTTGATTTGTTTGATAATCCTAAAGATGCTAATGGAAAAAGGATGAGAGTTCCTTATGTTGGTAGAAAAAATTGGACTACTTTAGATATAGCATCAGGATTGAAGCCTGGAGATGTTATGGTAGTAAAAAATAATACAGGTGGTTTTCATGCTACGATGATAACAAATATATCTGGAGGTCCTGATGATCAAGGTTTTTTTCAAGGATTTTATACAGGAGTAGATGTTGTGCATGATAGAGGTAATATATGGCCTGTTCAATCCTCTCATTATGAATGGCAAACACTAGTAGAGGGTCAAGGTGGAGATTTTGGAGAAAATAGAAAATTTGTTAAAGCATATAGGTATACTCCTCCTGTTTATAATGCTGGACAAGAATTAGAAAAAAGGATGTTAAACGAATGAGAACATTAGCGGATCTAGAAAAAAATCAGAAAAAATATAAAGCTATAAGTAAATCTAGAGCCTCAGCTCCACCAAATCCTTTGCCAGCTAATTTAAGTCAATTAGATACTCCCGAGATGATTGATATGTTTAAATTGATGTCTGTTATGAATACAGGAAGTACTACATCATGGACTCAAATAAGAGATTTGTTTATTAAGAAAAAATTAAAAACCCCTGGACCAGAGAAAATAGGAGCTGTAAATGCTGCTTTAGTAGCAAAAACTAAGGCTTTGAATTTATCTCAAGAAGATATAATAATGAATGATATGAACTTGGACACTAATAGTGTGATAGATCAGATTAATGCTGGTACTGTTGACTTAGATAGTGGTGCAGAAGAATTAGAGAAGATGAAAATGATCGAAGGCGATATGCCTGGTCAAGGAAAACATAAACAAGGTAATTGGGGAGGCGGGAATGTCTAAAAAGAAAGCGGAGAGAATAAGACAATTATTCAATTCTGTCAATGGTAATACTAGAACAAGATGGGAGACCGTTAATCAAAAAGGTTTCGATTTTGCAAATGACAATCAATTGAGTAATGAAGAGAGAACAGCTTTAGAAGAACAGGGTATGCCAACATTTACTATTAATAGGATTTCTCCTGTTGTAGAAATGTTAAACTTTTATGCTACAGCTAATAATCCAAGATGGCAGGCTATTGCTACTGAAGGTAGTGATACTGATGTTGCTGGAGTTATTTCAGATTTAGCAGATTATATATGGTATACATCAGAAGGAAGCTCTTTATACTCTAATGCTATAAATGATGCTATAACTAAATCAATAGGGTATCTTCAAGTAGATATAGATCCTAATGCTGATCATGGTATGGGTGAGGTTATTATTAAACAACCAGAACCATTTGATGTATATGTAGATCCTAAATCTAGAGATATGCATTTTAAGGACGCAGCTTTTATTCTAGTTAGAAAATTAATACCTAGATCACATCTTATAGAATTGTTCCCAAGTTTTAAGAGTAAGGTTAAGAAAGCTTCAAGTGATGAGAATTATGAGTATAACTATTCTTCAAAAGATAGAGGTATAGACCAAGTTGATTATACTTATAAAGATATACAAGGTGAGGCTATTGACCCTTTATCTGGAGAGAATGATGATATATTAGAACTATTTGAATTATTTGAGAAGATTCAAGTAGAATATATGAATGTTTTTTATAAAATCCCTGTAGATGAAGAAAAATTAAAACAAATACAGCAACAAGTTCAGGTTAAATTGCAGGAAATGGCTGCAGAGCAACAGGTCTCTTTTAAAGAGAGAGCAGCTAAAATGCAGGAAGCAGTTCAAAAAGGTGAGATGATTCCTGAAAGAATGCAATTAGAAGTTGAGAAACTTCAGAAACAGCAAGCTCAAGAATTAGAACAGATGAAAGTTCAGATGCAAAGTCAGCTTCAAAGAGAACATGAAAAGACTGCTAATATTATTATATCTAAGAAAGAGTATGAAATTCTTATTAAAAATGAGGCAGACTTTATAAAAAATGTTTATCAAGCTGTGAGCTTTTTCCAACCTAGAATGAAACAAACTTGTGCTGTTGGAGATCAAGTATTATATGAGACTATACTTCCAGAAAAAATTACAGAGTATCCTATAATCCCAATACATTTTAAATGGGTAGGGACTCCATATCCTATGAGTGCTATTTCTCCATTGGTTGGGAAACAGCAAGAAGTTAATAAAGCTCATCAATTATTAGTTCATAATGCTTCTTTAGGAAGTTCTTTAAGGTGGATGTTTGAAGAAGGTTCTGTTGATACTGATTATTGGGAAAGATACTCAAGTTCTCCAGGAGCTTTACTGCCTGTAAGACCAGGAGCAGCTCCTCCAACACCTGTTCAACCAGCTCCTTTATCAAATGCTTTCTATCAGATAGTTCAAGAATCTAAAGGAGATATGGAATATTTAGCAGGTATATATGCTTCTATGATGGGAGACCAAGGTGGTCAACATGAAACATATAGAGGTATGTTAGCTATAGATGAGTATGGAACAAGAAGAATTAAACAATGGTTAAAGAATAGTATAGAGCCTTCATTGAAGCAAGTAGGTAAGGTTGTCATGCAATATGCTCAATCTGTTTATACAGCTCATAAGGTATTTAGAATAGTTCAACCTAGTGCTCTACAAGAAAGTAGGGAAATAGAAATGAATATACCTTTATATAATGATAAGGGTGCTGCTATTGGAAAATCATTAGATGTTACTACTGCTAAATTTGATATAAGAATAATTGCAGGTTCTACTATGCCTATTAATAGATGGGCTTATTTAGATGAATTAAAACAAATGTTGCAATTAGGAGTTATAGATGATATAGCTTTATTAGCAGAAACAGATTTAAAAGATAAAGAAGCAATTGCTAAGAGAAAGAGTTTATATTCTCAATTATCTTCGCAAGTTAAAGGAGCTCAGGGTACTATTAAGGACCAAAAAGGAACCATTGAGACTCTAGAACGTCAAGTAGTTCAAGCCAACATTAAGATGAAAGTAATGATGGCTGAAATGGAAGTTATCAAGAAGAAAGAAGAAGCTAAAGGTAAAATTCAAAGAGCTACAGACCAAGTACAAGATAGTAGTAAGCTAGAGAAACAAAGATTAGCTGCTACTACTGATATTATCTTAGGAAAACTTGACTCTTCAGTAACTCAAGCAGAGAAACAATTAGGTAGATCTGTTGGCGATGCTGACAAGAGAATGCAACAAGCAGCTGAGGAAGAAGGTAAAAAACAAGCCGAAGCAAAAGAAAATGTTGCACAAGAGAAAAAAAACAACTAAATTATAAACATTTATAAAGGAGAGATAAATGGAACAAAATGATCAAAGTAACCCAGATACATTACCTTCTGATAACAAGGAAGCTAATAATAAAGTATTTGGCTCTTCGTCAGAGTTCTTTAGTGAGTTGGAACAAGATGTTAATGGAGCTATCGATGATAGTTTGATTGACGGATTGGGCCAAGAATCCCTAGAGACGGGAAATGACTCCCCTATACAGGAGCGACAGGTCCCTGCACAGCAGGCAACACCTAGTGCACCTGAGGGCAATAGTAACTCGAATATCGATTGGGAAAAACGATACAAAGATTCAAGTAGGGAAGCACAAAAACTCTCGGCCAGAGTTAGCAAGCTTAAACCTTTTGAACCTTTGATGGATGTCATGCGTAAAGATTCAGGTCTAATTACGCACATTAAGGACTACTTACAAAGTGGTGGCAAACCAGCAAAATCTGTTAAGGAAGAATTAGGGCTTGATGAGCATTTTCATTATGACCCTAACGAGGCTTTAGATAATCCTGAATCTGATTCAGCGAAAGTCTTTGAAGCACACGTTGACAAAGCTGTTAAAAGTAAAGTTGATGGAGCTTTAAAAACAGAAAGAGCTAAAGTTGCACAAGGGCAAGCAAGGAATAGACTTGTTCATGAAGCTAATGCTTTTAGAAAAAAACATAATATCGATAATGATACTATGAAACAAGTTCTTCAAAAGGCAGGTACTAACAAATTAAGTTTTGAAGATGCCTATCTTTTAGTTAATAAGAGCGGAGTTCAAAGAAATATCGAGAATAGTGTTAGACAAGATGTTGCCCAGCAAATGAAAAATGTAAGGAATATTCCCCAAAGTGCTAGTCAGACGAACAGTGCGCATGCAGAAAAAAGTCCTACTGATAGTGTGTTTGATTCACTATTAAGTTCGGACGATAATGTAGATAATCTGTTCGGATAGCCTTATCAAATCAGGCTCCCGAATGTAACTCGTAACAAAGGAGGACATTAAAATGTCTGATTTATTCAAAACTGGTGATCTTTCGCCAGGATCGAGTACTGGGATTACTACCCCTGGCTTACCTTCGGGTGGTCAAGGAAATCCCGATACTGGTGATCTGAGACGAAAGTATAACTTCGGTGATCGTGTTTCTGAGTTATCAATTGCTCAAGACCCTTTTTTTAGGTTCTTAAGTAAGGTTTCTAAAAAACCTACTGATGACCCTCAGTTCAAGTTTACCGAAAAAAGGCATTCTTTTCATAAAAGATATGCTTATGTAACTGCACACGCTGCTACTACTGCTGTAGGATCAGTAACTGCTACAGTTACAGCATCTGACATAGCTCTTGGTAATGAATATTGTTTTAAAATGGAAGCGGACTATAAAAATAGTGGTAATATCGTTTCTGTTTATGGCAATACTGCTAACCAAATCAATGTTGGTGCTACTGGAACAAAGCCTAACTTTTTCTTAGTAGGGCAATTAGTTAAAATCAACTTTAATTCAAGTTTACCTACAGTAAGTTCTTATGCTGCTAATGACTATATAGTTGTTAAGGTATTAGAACATTCTGATTCAGGTGAAGCTGTTATTTTAAAAACTAAAGTTGTTAAAGCA